CACACTTTTTGTTTGATGAGTCTGTTGTAACGTAGGATAGACTCGCTCCTCTTGAGTTTGACCTACCACAGGATCCTAAGATCTTAGTGGTATAGATAAATCAAGATCGCTCGAGTCCTCCTGCAATTGAGCTGACGTTGATTCCATCAAGTTGAGCAGGTGACTATGATGGTCGTCCAGCATGTTGAGGAACAACACCACTTTTCTCAGAGCCATACAGGCCTCAGTCACAGTAGTTATCTCCTGATAACAAAGTGTCTCCTCTCTCATTTAACTCGTGGCCAAAGCTCTCTAGTTTGTACGCTGTCCTCCGAGTGTATCAGGTCTCCTGGGGACCGAAGATTTCATGCGTTGTGCGAGCAGCTCAGTGAGTCCTGATACGTACTTTTGTTCCTCACACTAGTCCTCACATCTATCGTCTTTCAGTCTCCTAGGGCCTTTGACCAAGGCTGCCAATGGGGCTATCTCTGGAAATAGCTGCATGATGGCCATCTTAATTATTGGAAATGAGGTCTTGATAAATTCCTCACTAGACACAAGGTCTTTGACTCTCTCCATACCCGAGAGAACCATATTTTTCATAGATTGTACTAAGGGCAAGTCAAGAATTCCAGAGACACCACCTAGCAACTTGTGTCTTAATTTCTCCGCGGGGGAGGAAATCATAAAGTGCAACTCAGAGGTTCAGAGAAGTTCTAAGGCATTGCTGGTTGATACCAATCTTGCGTCTCTTATCTCCAGACTCTGTGCACTGTCATCAGGGGTTCCTTCAAAGTGCCTGACAACTTGCAAGTCGAATGTCATTCCAGGGGTCGCGCCTTCTATCGTTATGAGCATTGTATGAGGTCCCAGTGATGCATTGTTAATTCCCACTAGTGAACTAGATGGGGCAGCGTAAGGAGTGACATTTCCCGAAGTGGTTAGGCACACTACTGCTGGGCCCCACACTTGTGGCTGAGTTACTGGACCTACTGGACCATCTGGAGTCTAGAATACCTGAGGGTTTGGTCCTGCAAACACGCTTGTAAAGTCATAAAAGTCTTCTATATCTGAGGTACTCGTAGGTCTATATGTGGCACCACATAAGAACGAGTCTAGACCAAGTACATTTCCTGCATCCGTTGCTGGAAAGACCTTTGCATAGTATTTGCTGTTTGACAATTGATCCATATAGAAGTCCAAGCTCTTGTCTATCTGAGCCGCTCATCTATTGTAAACTGCTTTGATTACCCCTGATTCAGTGTCTGAGTGCGAGGTTTTTCTTAGTGTAATACCTCCAGCTACCAATCTTAGCTGCGAGAATAAAGCCACTTATGCCATGGCTTGTCCTACTATGGTCGATGCCTTGAGTGTTGTCCCCGCTATCCCGAAGGGGTAAAACAGTTCAGCGTAGTTCTGCACAACATTTCCTGCGGGATCATACTCAGTGTCTATCCTAACTGCAGGAGTGGAAAAAGGATTGGTCAGCCCCGTGAATACCACATAAGGTGAAGCGTGAATAGTCTGCAAGTTTACTAGAATCATACACCTACCAGTTGCGTCTACAACTATCTGAGTGTTTTAGGTGTCAGACACAGCAATAGTCGAATCCGATACCATGTTAGGTATCCTCACTCCCTTGACAGTCTGTAGAAAAGGATTTACAATAGCCAATCTGTATTTGTGCTCGTCTATCTGTGAATAGTGATCTAGTTCCTCACCTATTGTTTCAAAGATGTCGTCAAGAGAAGCAGGTAGCTCATCTACTGCGTGTTTAAGGAATCTGAGATCTTTGGACACTTGCTCCAAGTTCTGATTGCTGGCTCTATGTGCCTACTCTGCCTGAATTAGTCACTGTTATAAGTCGTGGTTCTGCATTAATAATCCCTCATTAGGACCCTCCACTTGAGTGTATTGATGGGGCACTGGTCGGCTAATCATCGCATTCCCGTATCCAAGTGGACCTTCCACCTCAGTGTACTTTCCTGAAAGTGCCATTTATTACTGGGGTGGAGGCTTGTCAAACTTCGACAGTGTATCCCCCCTCAATGATTGTATCTTCTTGTAAGCTGAATTGGAGTAGTTGCTAGCTTCCGACTTCTCAAACTTCTTTTCCAAGTTCTTCCAGTTGACTCCAAGTTTCTAGTTATGAGCAGTGGCTCTTCTGATCCACTGTTTGGATCTTATCGGGTCCAGCATCTTCATTTCGCGGTACATAACCGAAGGAATATGAATCACAAGAGGAACTGCTGCCAATTGGAGCATGTATGGGATTAGTTAGTCGAGTTCCTATGTTGATTGCAGGATCAATACTTGATTGTCTCCTACTTGTTTGATTGCAAAGTAATCCAATGCCTTAACCGCCTATTGGATTCTTGACACATCTTCTGCTGTTGTTGGTGCTCAAGGCCCTAAGGCCTTCAACAGTGCTTCAAAGCTCATGCTCTGTATTAATTTTCAATGGCCTTCACTGCAAGATGATTGACACATTTGCTAACATAGCTACTTGCTGTGTGCACATTCTAGTGTTAACCTTGGTGTTTAAACTTGACATTAGGTTAGGCTCAAGACCATTTACTTTAGCGGGTTCATAAGCAGCTAGCAGTGTGGGGTAATCACTCATTTTGCAAAGCACTCTATGACCATGAAGGCCTGAAATGGCACAGAGTAGTTTATCAAGCTCCTCCCCATAGATCTAATTGAAAAGTACATTCGCCTCAGGAGTGGCTTGCACTCACAGAGAGTACTCATTTGACTAGTATTTTCCTCCTCTGCCTCGTTTTCTGGGGGTTTCCTGGACTACCTGTTTAATCACTTCATCAAAAAGTTTTTCCATCTTGTTAAGTCCTTTGAATTCATGTTTCATTGAGCAAGCTTTTCCATATATGTAGTCCAAAGCATTGGTGCTATTGATCTTACCACTATGTCTTGTCCAGTAGGCAAATTTGAGTAGAGATGAGCATGGATTTTTCCATCCCACTAGTTGATCTTTGTAATAATGAAGTTCAATCTTGCAGAAGGTGGCTCCTTCTAGTCCCTCTCTAATATTGTATGTCATGTCTAGTCCTAGCAACTTCGCTACGGTGGCAGTGTGTGCTAAGAATTTGTGATCATTGCTGCCAATGAGGCCATCATCTCCTTCTACAACAAAGTCATAATCTTCTAATCCGTAAGTGTGTGCAGCAAACTATATGACCATCTAGTTTAGGAATGTGTTGCCCAGGGATGTCATCATTTCACCAGACTTTCTAGACCGGAAATCTACAAATTTCACATCTCCATTCTTTGATGAGCAAAGCATCGGTTGAGTGAGTGCATGCTCATAAAACTCAGAGAACAAAGGACAGATTTTCTAGATCAGCATTAGATCCGAGGTGAGCAAAGACGCTTTTTATGATGCATCATACTTTGAGTAGTCAGTTTCCATGATGTATCTATAGTTGCCTAGTCTGTTTTGCACATGTTCAATAATTTCCTCAGGTTGAAGTTTCTTGATCATGTGTTCTGACTGGTAAACCTGTTCAGATACCATGTGATATGGCACCTGGCTGAAATTTCTTAGCTCTTCGCCTATTGCCTGTATTGCTCAAGGAATAGATTTACTACCTTAGAGTATTTCTTCTTTAACAAACAAGTCTGAGTACACACTGAGTCTCCCTTTTACCACAGTTTGATCTATTCTGAGTATCATCTGGTCTTATTGTCCAGCTGTTTTAGACTACATGTTTTTGATGTGGTGTATGGTGTCTTCGTGCCAGTTGTGGAATCTTTCGACTTGATTGATATCCTCGAAGTAGTTGTCCTCTATATGTCGATGAACAAAGTATTAGAATCTGTGTACCATCTCACTATTCGGGAGATTCTTGGATGAGTTAGTTCAGTACATGACCGCTGCGATGAGATTATGTGTGCAATTTTTGGTGAAGTTGAGTGGGCAATCAAAGAAAAATGACAAGGGTTTTATCTTCTTGACTTCACATGGTTTCTGCTTTGCTGATAGCATTTGCACCACTCAACCTCTCTGCCAGACCAATTTCTTTGGA